TCAACCCTATCTATATATTAAGCCGCGTGTGTATCGACTACATAGGCCGTATATCCGGTAATGGTATCAGTTTTATAATGTAAAGGAGAAACGGTTCCTAAAGCACCTGTCATTTCAAGTCCCGAAAGCCCAATAGACATATCATCAACAGTGAGACTGCCTACGGAACCTGTAGCTTGTAAACCGGTTAATCCTACAGACATATCATCAACCGTAAGAGAACCCACAGAACCTGTCGCTAAGTTAGTGGCAGTAATAACAACAAGCTTAGCGGAAGTAATAGTAATGGCTCCTACAGAACCCGTAGCACTTAAAGACCCCAACTCATAGGTCATTTCATGACTAAGAGAACCCACACTTCCTGTCGCCAATAAACTTCCTAATCCTTGAGAATGGTCTGCTCCATCATTAATACTTAACGTTCCGAGGCCTGCTCCTATTTGAGCCGGTCCAAGACCAGTAAGATCTAATAAGAAATCGTAATTGAGTATTGGAGTGCCTACACTTCCAGTAATTTCTATACCTGTAAGAGCTGCAACAGTTAATTGAGTAGTGGTAAGTCTTAACGTTCCACCCCATCCAATTTGTTCATTCCAAGGAGCTTCGCCCCAGGCATCAGGTCCTAAACCAGCGGATACTTCGAATCCAGTTAATGAGACATCAACTGCATCTTCACCCCATTGGTTTGATCCCCAAGCATCTCTACCCCAACCATCGTTTGCGCCCGCATAAGCTAAGGTACCTAAAGATGATGTAATGGGAAGACTAGTTAATGTAAGAGTGACGTCAGCTTGTTGACCCCAGCTATTCTGGCCCCAGGTAGTGCCGGCTTGGTTCCAAGTGTTAGCCATAAGGATTTACCTCCTTACGACGTTAATCTTATGATCGCTGAGCTAGAATCGTTAGTAGGAAATTGAACCGTAAAAGTTCCAGAAGAAACAGTTTTGTCTCCTCCAAAATCAATAGAACATACTGCTCTACTAGCCGTAAGACCAGTTATCGCAGTTGTATTATAAATTAAACATCCTCTTGCTGTGAAAGAAGCCGATGTCCATGATGTGTCTGAAAAATCTGTGAATGAAGTTACTGTTGTTGTACCAACACCAGTGTTTGTTAGAGCGTTTCCGCCCCCAGTGTAGCCGGACGATGTAGTCGTCACTTCATACGTGCTTGTTGGATCCGCAGTCGCATCTGCGGGAGCAGCGTAAGCTGTTGTAGTGGTTGTTAAATTAGCTGAACCGCTAGAATATAAAGCTATTTTAAAAGCATGCCCTGCCGGTGTTCCGCCAGACGTATTAAAGTTTGTTCCAGCTCTTAGTAAATCTGCTTTTGCTGAATCTTGTATTACTGATGATATCGCCATAATTTAATCCTCTGTTAAGGAGAAGGTGATTTAACTGGGATACGAACCGTACCATCAGTATAATCATCTCTTCTTCTTCTTCCAAGTTGCGCTCCAGCAAACTTCTGTACCTCTTGTTTATATTTATTTTCATATAATGTCAACATATCCATTGGACCTTTTAAATATCCAAAGGCCTCCGCTAAACAGCCATATAAAAGGCCATTAGCAAAGTATCGACTAATATAAGTCCCACTGGTATTGGTCACTAAACTAGTAGGTTGCACATTATAATAAAGTCTAAAAGCGTAAGTGGCATCCGGTGTAGGAGCTAAAAGAAGTCCTCCTGAAGTAGTATCCGACAATCCTGTGGCTCCCCCAAACATTGCATAATATTTAGGTTGGCCCGTAACATCTTGGCCTGTAAGACCTCCTGCTGGACCGGTTAATTTGGCCACATATTCTCTTAAATAAGTTTGATCTTTTTTCTGTAAAAAAGTCGAATTCCCTGTGATTGAGGATGTGGAATCAAATACCTCAACGCCCCTAACAAAAAGAACTCCAGCTTCAACGTTAATAGTATTGTCATCTAAAGCAAGATTTCCAGTAGCTGATTTTCTATCGGAATCCATAGGAAGGTCATATAAAATTCTTGATTCTGCATTTTCAATAAATCTGCCTAGAATAGCACCCGTTAATACACTTGAATCTACTTCAGTATAACTTCTAATGTCAGCTTCTAATTGTGCGAGTGTATATCCAGCCATAATTAATAACCCCTTTGTACAATAGCAATACAACTAGAGCAGCTTTTTTTAAATCTCTTATGCGTATTACAATGTGTTGGCTTTGGATTAGGCGCCACTACTAATACCTCTTTTTTACTAAATAATTTTTTAATAAATTTAATCATTATGATCTATCATTTACAGGTCCACCGAAAACGAAAAAACCTCCTCCTGTTCCTATACTACTTGCAGCATTAGCTAAAGTAAAACTAAAACTATTGCTTACAGTCAAAGTTGATGGCTCTCCTGCATAAGGAATTGTAGTGTCAATCTTAGTTATTGTATAAGATCCATAAATTTTAGCACCTGATGTATGGGCTACCGCTGCTGTTGAAACTGGAGTCGTTCCATAAGAAGGGGCTGCAGTTCCTCGGGTTAAGCCAGAAAGAGTATTAGTCCCTGTATTATTTGCAGTGTATTGAATAGTTTCACTGGTAATTTTTCCAAACTCAACAGTATTGGCATCTGTATTGGTTGCTTCAATAACAATATATCCTGTTGCAGGAAATTCAGCAGAACTTGTTAAAACTAAACTGGTTGCTGCTGCCGTAATATTACCATTTAAAGTTGTGTTTAATTCAAAAGTAGATACTGCAACCCCTCCCACAGGATCTTTAACTTGATAAAATCTAACTGCATCTCCAGTAGATCGTTGATGTCTATTTTGATTCACAATAACCGTTGTGCCTACTTCAGTGGTAAAAGGATTATCATCTAAAGGAGCCGGGGTAGGTAAAGCTGTTCTTGCAGGTCTTGCTCTTGTTAAAGCTTGAGGATCCGCACTAGTAGGTTTAGGATTTAATTGAGGTTGTTTTTGTTCATATTCTGAATAATGAACCCATGCCCCATTCCATTCTCTTACCATTTCTAAATATGGAAAAACTTGTCCCGATCTATCTGAGACAGCCAGTGCGTGTTTTCCTGAAGCAAAAGTAGTCATAATTAAGCGTTAGGATAGTAAACCTTAGGTGCAATATAAGTACTTGTAATATCGCCATCCTCTTTTACGGCTCTAGCCAATTCATCCTCATAATAAAGTTTTAATTCTTGTGATCTTTGAGGTACATTTTTTTGTGATAAATAAAATGCTAAACCTGCTGTCATACAAGGTGCAAATCGATAAGGTACATTAGATGCATTACCATAAGCACCCGCGTCTTGAATTCTTCTTGAATAGTATAAATTTAATTTATTTCCATCCTGAGCTGCACCCGGAACTAAATATAAAGTTAGTGTTGTTCGATCAATAAATCTTTGAATAAAAAAAGAAGTAGGGGTTCCTTTTGCGCTTTTGTTAGAATAACCTTGATACTGAGACCGACTTACTTCACTCATTGGAGAATCAATACTCGTAGAAGTAATTCTATAATTAACTTCTAATATATTATCCATTCCAGTTCCATGTTGAGTGACTGCATCGGCACTTGAATGAGTTGCAGCCGTTGTGCCATTAGATCCACGAACAGCTCCTGTAAGATTAGCCGCTCCGCTTGCTGCAGATTTTCCGGTATATCTAATTGTTTCAGATCCTATTTTAATTGTTCCTCCCCCACCATCAGCGCCGGGCATATCCGTGACACTGGTTAAAGGAATATCGGTAACCGAGGCATTAATGCCTGCAGATAAAGTTGTTGTTAAACCGTTAGAAGTACCATCAGTTGGGGATCTATAAGTAGTGTAGACATTTTGTCCATCTACTAAAGTAAAACCTTGATTAGCTATTTCCCAATAATGAAGTCCTCTATTACTCCATTCAGAAAATAAAAGATTTAAAGATCGTTTAGCTGTTCTTAATTGATAGCCTGAAACGTTTTGTAAACCAATTCTTTCATAAGCTTCTTCTACGATTTCATCAATCGGAAGAGTCTTATCAAAAGTGTATGAGTGAGAAGTAATATTAGCCACAGAAACCTCCTAGGCTCCAGTGATCGTAACCGTAACACTGCCGTCTACTCCACCGGTTTGCGTTAACGTGGCACAAAGTCCATCTTTAAATACAATACCTGAACCGGGAACAAAAACTGATAAACCTTCTGTTTCCCATCTATAAGTAGCTTTTAAATTACTTGCTGCTGTCGCACCAGTGGTAGCACTGTCATGCAAAAGTAATACAGAACCTGCTTCTCCTCGCGCTTGAATAGAAGTAACTCTAGTTCTAGCGGCTCTCAATACTGAGACAGCACCTGTAGTTTTAGTTAAGGTTGTTTGGTCGCTTGAAAAACTTGATCCCATAATTTCTATCTCCTTATATTTCTATGCTCCCGAAGGAGCATAGATGAATTATTTATTACGCTGCAAAAGCAAATTCGCCTGAAATTGCTGCGAAATCTTTAGCCGAGTCCATACCGACATGCCAAAGACCTTTTTCCCAACAAGAGAAGTAAAGAACACTTCCAATTGAGAAAAGGTTAGTTACAACATTACCTGGTGTGTGAACTAATGAACCTTCTCCTGCGTCAGAAGTATCATAAACAACCGCTCCACCTGTTCTTGATTCAATTAATGAACCTGTAACCCAAGCATCTGTTGTTAGAGCATCAATAGTCAATGTGTTGAGTCCACCTAGTGTGTCTATACTTTGAACATAAGCCACTTTAGCGCCTACTGTTGCTGCGGGTAATACAAAAGTACCTGCTGATCCACCTGTAAAGTTTACAGTACTAACTTGGTTAATGGGTAAAGATACCCCTGTACCTGTAGCTACTACTGCGTGTGTCATACCTGTGAAATCAAATTTAACATCAAGGTATGTTGGAGTATAAACTCCAGTTGTTGTATTTTTTAAAACCGATTGAAACCCATGCTGGGATCTTACCGGTCCGCTGAATGTTGTGTTAGCCATAATATTCCTCCTAGAATACATAAATGTAGTCCCTAGGGACATGTCGACTATACGCGTCTACATCTACTTTTTATTAAAAATGTATAGTATCTAATCTATACCCCAATTTTAAATTTGGCGCAAGTGATCCTATGGGTTTTGTATGATTTTTGATAGCGCTTAAGTGGCTATCGAAACTTCGGCCTTGGCCTCGTTTATTTTGGTTCGAAGCGTTTGTTCTTCAAACTCTTGGGCAACGATCTCCTTAATAATATCCTGGATTTTTCTATTAATTTCAATCATTCGGATATTATGCTTCCCTTCCTTCAGGTGCTCTTGTTGCCATTCTAACTCCAAGGACCGTTTCGTATTGTATAGGTCTTCGGTCATTAATAACCTCCTCATAAGTTATCCATTTACCAGTCTTACTAGTAAATCCATCTTTCTCGAACTTTACCTCATTTTTTCCCAGCTTGTCAAGGATAGATTTTTCAATACCAATAGCTGTATCTTCCGCTGAAACACTAAAGTCAGCGTAGTAGCCATGATATCGAATTTGTACTCGGAAGTTTTTCATAGGTAATTTCTATCTTTATAAAGTAAATAGGGCGGTTTTAAGGCCGCCCTATTAATTTT